CTATGCCACCCCGATACGGTGCGCCCATTGTCCGGCACCCATCTTCGGCGCGACGTAGACGTCCTCTCCGATGCGGACGAGCACTCGGCGGAATGCGTCGACGAGATCCGTCGTGACGTGCAGCGCGATCGCCATTGCTTCGAGATGTCCCTCGTGCCGCGCTTCTTCGACGCGATAGTCATGGGGGTCGATCAAGCGCAGTGCCGCCCATTCGTCTGCCCGCCGCTCCTGCTTCGCGTTGAGCGGGCCGAACATCGACGGCGTGTCTCCAAACGCAGCGTGACAAGCCTCGTGCGCGAGCGTGCTCACGTAGCGTCGGAACCGCAAATTGTGCTGAATGCGGATCAGTCGCTCGTCGTGCAGGTACTCGCCGTCGCGATCGTCTGGCAGGTCACAGAACTCGACGCGCACGCCGATCGAGTCGAGCCCGTCGTACAGCTCGAGAATCTTCGAGTCCATTCAGAACTCCCCCTCGTCCCCTCCGGGGTCGCGCGACTTCTTCTTCGCGACCGCTCTCATATCCTCCGTTGATCCACCGACACTGAACGGGCCGTGGATGAGTTCTCCGGACTTCGGCAGCGGGCGAGACTTCGTCGCCGTATCGGCTGCGCTGATGATCTCAATGAGGTCTACGCCTATGACCGCGCATACGGCGTCGAGCTGGTCGAGCGTGAAGACCTTCTTGCCGGTGAGGACTCTCGACAGCTGAGACGGAGAGATCCCCGTCTCGTCCGCGACGCGGGCCTGCGCAAGCCCGCGATGGGCGATTGCATCGCTGAGCAGCAGGCCGACGTGCTGGCTCAGGGGGCTGGGCAGCGGCTGGGTTCCGGTAGGCACCTGCCAATTGTGGCAGGTGGCTTGCCATTTGGCAATGATCGTCGCATGATTGCCATATGGCAACGCAGCCGATCAGCGCAAAGGTGACCGCAGTCGTCCGCATGGCGCTCGACGAGCGGGGACTCACACAGGAGTGGCTCTCGGACGAGACCGGGATTCCGATGCGGACACTCGCTCGCCGACTGCACAAGGTCAACCCGTCGAGCTTCCCTCTTGACGAGGTTGAGGTCATCGCCTCGGCGCTCGGGAGTGATCTCGTCTCGCTGCTCACGGCAGCTCGCCAGCTGCAGCCGGTGCTGGCGGTGGCATCGTGAGCGCCGCTGCCGTCATCGCCCGCACCGAGCCCTCCGATGCCGCATGGCGTCGGTCAGGTGACGTGGCAGCGCGCATCCTCGAGAGCCTCGCTCAGCGCGACGCTCGGGCGGCGGCGGGAGCAGTCGACCGGATCGCTGACGTGCTGGCGGTGGCATCGTGATCCGCGTCATCGTAGCCGCGAAGTGGGCCGGGATGTCTGTCGCTGCGCTCGCGTTCGGCTGGACCGTCGGTGGTCACCTGGATCTGTTCACCTTGGCCGGCTTGCTCGGCCTCATCATCTGGCGGCTCGCGCAGCTGCTCATTGACTCCGGCCGCTGGGGTGCCGGACTGCCCGCTGGGGAGTCGGGTTTCGTCGGTCGGGGCACCGTGGGGACGGATGCCCCGACCGAGCAGGACCTCAGCCGCCTCGACCGCCTCGACGGAGTGGGGAACGGGCGATGAGCGCCCTGGTCAAGGGTCGGCGGTACGTCGGAACGACAACTGGCACGCGGAATGGTGAGCGCATCTACCGCGACGTCGTGTTCACCGCGTCCCGCGATCAGGAGGTCGAGCCGTTCATCCGCGACCGTGCGAGCACGCCAGACCAAGACCGTGTGTTCCGCGAGTACGACAAGTTCGGATCGGTTCCGATGCTCGTCGTCGCAGGTACGGTGCGCGAGGTCGCGGCGTGAGCGCGCTCGAGGTGTTCCGCTACGAGGATGCCGAACTCCGCACGATCCTGATCGACGGCCAGCCGTGGTTTTCGGCGATCGACGTATGCGATGTGCTCGAGATCGGGAACGCGTCGCAGGCGTTGACTCGTCTCGACGCCGACGAGCGCACCCTCATTTCAAATGAGGGTCGATCCCTGAACGTCGTGAGCGAGGCGGGACTGTTCTCGCTGATCCTCGGAAGCCGGAAGCCGGAGGCGCGCGCGTTCAAGAGGTGGGTGACGCACGAGGTGCTGCCGAGCATCCATCGCACAGGCGCCTACGTCGTCCCCGAGAGCCCTGAGCAGCTGATGGCGCGTGCGGTGATCCAGGCGCAGGAGCTGATCGCCCGCAAGGACGAGCAGATCGCCGCGCTTGCGCCCCGTGCCGAGGCGTGGGACGAGCTCGCATCCGCTGAGGGTGACTACGAGGTCGGCGACGCGGCGAAGATCCTCGCCCGCGCCGGCGTCGAGACCGGCCGCCAGCGCCTGTTCACGCAGCTCGCCGACCTCGGCTGGATCTACCGCGGCGCTCAGGGGAAGTGGAAGGCACGTCAGACCGCCGTCGACTCCGGATGGCTCGCCGAGAAGCCGCAGTCCCACCATCATCCGCGATCGGGCGAGGTCGTCCTCGATCCTCCGCAGGTCCGGGTCACCGTCCGCGGTATCGAGCGACTGCGTGTCTGCCTCGGCCGCCTCGAGCTCGCAACCCTCTGACCCACACACACGAAAGCGGGGCGCCCGTTGCACCGGACGCCCCACCGAAAACGAAAGGCAAGCACATGCCTCAGACACAGGATACCGACGAGACGCCCGTCGCGGTGAGCGGCTTCGCACCGGTCACCGCAGACATGCACGTGGGCGACGCGATCCGCACCGACTCTGTCGTGCCCGAGCGCCGCGGCATCTGGCCGCTTGCTCCGTGGCGGTGGCTTCTGCTGCTGGCCGCGATCCTCCTCGCCGCGCTCTGTGGCCCGTTCGCGCCCGCGCCGGGCATCACGGGGGCCGAGCTCGGCATCCTCATCAGCCTCGGCGCGTTTGTCGCCGTCTTCACTCCCGGGAGGAACTCATGACCCCGCAGATCACTGCCGCACGCCTCGTCGTGCCGGATGACGCACCTCGCACTGTCTGGATGCTCGAGCGCGGGGAGGGCGTTACCGCCTCTGACGCGTGGAGGGTCGCCCGCGCCGGCATCAAGGCCCGCCGCACGATCGTCGAGCAGAAGATGAACGGCTCGACGTTCCGTGGCAATAAGGCCACCGACGCCGGACACGCTCGCGAGGCCGCGCTGCTCGACGAAGCCGCCGACCACCTCGCATCGCTCACCCCCAACGGCGCGCTGTGGGCTTCCGCCGAGAATGACCTGCTCCGTGCCACCCCGGACGCGATCGGTATCGACCAGGACGGCGCTCTCGTCGTCGTCGAGGTGAAGTCGCACGAGTTCGGCTGGGAGTCCGACACGATCCCGATCGAGCACATGGCGCAGATGCAGTTCCAGATCCACGTACTCGGTGCGGAGTACGCGCTGTACGGCTTCGAGGTCCGCGACGAGGACGACATGCCGCCGGTCAACGGCGCGACGTGGATCCCGGTCACGCGCGACGACGAGATGATCGCCTACCTCGTTGAGCGCGCCGAAGACTTCATCGCCTGGCGCGACGCCGGATGCCCCGATGTCGACGACCTCCCGGAAGAGGTCACCGCCGCGATGGCCGAGTGGGCACCGCTGAAGCGCGACCTCGACGCCGCGGCCGCCGCTGAGAAGAAGGCGAACGCCGTCGTCAAGAAGGCCACCGCGAACCTGCCCCACGCCAAGCGTTTCGGCGCCGTCGGCATGACCGAGCACGGCGGATTCCAGGTCTCCGTCTCCGAGTCCACAGGGATCGACGAGGCCGCGTGGAAGGAAGCAGAGCCCGGCCTCCACAACCACGCCGAGATGCTCCGCGTCGAACTCGCGCTCATCGAAGCGACCGCCGCCCGTCAGTACCCGAAGACCAACCGGCGCTCGTCGCTGCGATTCCAGGAGACCGAGAATGTCGACGACTGAACTCATCGAGAAGAAGACCATCGGCGAGGTCGAGCACATCGTGCACGCCTCGGGGGAGTGGGACGGCACCGGCCCAGTCGAGTTCTCCGACGACGGCGAGACATGGACCGAGGCGTGGGCGCCAACGATCATCACCGGTGCGAGCGGCGAGGAGATCCGCGTCGAGGTCGCTCACCCGGAGTTCGCGCGCGTCGAGGTGTACCGCAAGGGCGTCCGGATCCCGACGAAGGTCACGATCCGCTGGTCCGAGCAGTACCCCGCAGCCTCTGAAGAGTGGTCGGGCAAGTGGGACCGCTCGCCGATGCGCCACCTCGGCCGCACCGTCCGCATGGTCGCGTTCCGGCAGACTTTCCGCGACCTCCTCGGCGACATCCGCATCGAGGAGGAGGTCGACGAGCGCGACCTGCCGACCGCGCCGACCACCGACGCCGCGCCGAAACCGGATGCCGAGCCGAAGCCCGATGCCGCGCCCGTCGTCGAGCGCGACTGGGCTGCCGAGTTCCTCGCCGCGACGACGATCGAAGAGATCGACGTGATCGAGAAGGACGCCCGCGCCGTGCGCGCCTTCACCCCGGACAAGGCCGGCACCGACCTGCACCGCACCGCCCGCAACCAGCGAAAGGCGATCGCCGAATCCGCCTGGGCCCTCGATCACACCCCGGAGCCCGCCGCGACGTTGTCCGACGCGGCCGCCGAGGACGCACCTGCGACCGAGCGGCCCGCGCCGCGCGACTACCTGCCGCCGCAGAACCGCGCGGGGCGCCGCGCCGCTTCTCGCAAGAAGAAGGGCCGCCGCTGATGTACACCAACCCTGCCACCGGCGAGGTGATGACCACCGAGGCCGCGACGTTCACGATCAAGACGGGCGCGCAGCTGCTCGAATACCGACCCACGAACCCGACCGAGATGGAGTACTTCATCCGCGAGACCGTCGGCCTCATGGAGAAGCTGCCCGACGTGATGCTCGAGATCAACGGACGCCGCTACGAAGCCGAGCGCGCCTACATCGCGAAGAAGCAGACGCAGCTCGCCCACTACGGCCGCAACAACGTGCCCGCCACCTTCGCCCGCGCGATGGCCGACACCGACGCGCAGGACGAACTCGAGGCCTGGCACAACGTCAAGGCCGAGTACCACTACGCCGCCGGCACCGAGCGCGCTCTGCGCACGAAGGTCAACTCGATGCTGAACATCAATCGCGCGATCGCCGCGCAGTTCGGGGCTCACCGATGAACGCACTCACCGGATACCAGCACCCCGAGGTGGCGTGGAACGGCCTGACCGTGACCGACCTGTTCTGCGGAGCGGGCGGATCGAGCAGTGGGCTCGTCGCCGCAGGATACCGCGTCGTGATCGCCGCGAACCACTGGGCGCTCGCGATCGAGTCGCACCAGATCAACCACCCCGAGACCGACCACTCCCAGGCCGACATCTCGCAGGTCGACCCGCGCTACTTCCCGAAGACGCACGTGCTCTGGGGATCGCCGGAGTGCACGAACCACTCGATCGCGAAGGGCATCAAGCGGCAGCGCCAGCAGGATCTCGCACTGTTCGAGATCGACGGCACCATACCTCTCCCAGACGAGGCAGCGAACCGGTCCCGCGCGACGATGTGGGACATCCCGCGCTTCGCCGAGCACCACCGCTATATGGCGATCATCCTCGAGAACGTCGTCGACGCGTACCGGTGGGACCAGTTCCCGGCCTGGCAGCTGGCGATGGAGAGGATCGGCTACCGCATGCAGTTCGCGTGGCTGAACAGCATGCACGCGCAGATCGGCGGACTCCCAGCGCCGCAGTCCCGCGACCGCATGTACATCGTGATGTGGCGCGAAGATCTCGCATCGAAGAAGAAGGGACTGACCGGTCCGAACGTCGCGAAGTGGACCAGCCCGATGGCGCTGTGCATGGAGCACGGCGAGATCCAGGCCGTGCAGGCGTTCAAGAAGACCGAGCAGTGGGGCCGCTACCGGGCGCAGTACCTCTACCGGTGCCCGAAGTGCTGGCAGGTCGTCGAGCCCGGATGGCTCCCGGCCGCGTCGATCATCGACTGGTCGATCCCCGCGCCTCGCATCGGCGACCGCGCGAAGCCGCTCGCCGAGAAGACCGTCGAGCGCATCCGCCGAGGCATGGAACGCCACTGGACGCCGTTCATCGCGAAGGCGGCGGGCAATACGTACGACGGTGTCACCACGGGATCCGGGTATCTCCGCATCGCCGAGATCGGATCGCCGATGCCCGTGCAGACCGGCAGCGCCGAGCACGGCCTCGCGGTCCCGCCGCTCATCGTCAACCACGTCAGCGGCGCCGACGCGACGCGCTCCGAGCCGATCACGCGCGAGCTGCCGTCGATCGTCGCTGGTGGGCTTCACGCTTCGCTGCTTGTGCCGGTCGAAGGCCGCGAGGGAAAGAGCGCAGCATCTGCCGCGGACCCGATGCGCACCCAGTCGACACGTAACGAGACGGGCCTGCTGGTGCCGCTTCGGAATCACGGAGTCGCGAAGCCCGCCACGCACCCGATCGACACGGTCAGCGCCGAGGGCAACCACCATGCCCTCGTCATGCGGAACAACCTCGGCGGCGCCGAGATGTCCACACCGATCACCGAACCGATCCGCACGCTCACCACGGGCGGTCATCAGTCGCTCATCGAGCCGAGCGCGCCGATCAGCCTCGACGTGGATGACGCCGGATTCCGGATGCTCGAACCGCACGAGATCCAGGCGGGCATGGGCTTCGCGTCCGACTACCTGCTGCTCGGATCGAAGCGCGACAAGGTCAAGCAGGCCGGGAACGCGGTCACGCCGCCCGCGGCGCGCGACCTCGGCCACGCCGTCGCCGAGTTCCTCCTGGCGGTGGCCTCATGAACACGCTGCCCCTGTTCGAAGAGAAGGTGCCGCGCACAGAGACCGACGAGCGGTTCACTCCGAAGTGGATCTTCGACGCGCTCGGAGAGACCTTCGATCTTGATCCGGCGAGCCCGGTCGATGCGATCACTCATGTGCCCGCAAGCCGGGTACTCACCAGGATCGACGACGGACTCGTGCATCCGTGGGAAGGGTTCGTCTGGTGCAACCCTCCGTTCTCCAACACCACGCCGTGGGCGGATCGATTCATCGCTCACGCCGAAGTGCACGAGGGCGGCCTATTCCTAGGGCCCTTTGCGAACGCACGTTGGACTCAGTCCATGCTTCGTGCGGCATCCGCGGTGTGGCTCATGCGGGATTTCCCCTTCGATCATCCGACTCACGCGGGCAAGAGATCGAGTATGCCCCTCGCGATGTACGGCTTCGGAACGCGTGCTCTCGTCGCGATGCAACGCGCAGCTCGGCTGTGCCCCGACGCGGGGACTCTCGTGAAGGCGGTGGCATCGTGACCAAGCCGACCGAAGAGACCCGCCGGGGCGTCTACCTCCGCGATGGCTACCGCTGCGTGATGTGCGGTGCGCTTGAGCTGACCTTCCAGCACCGCCGCGCGGTGGGGCAGGGCGGCTCGAAGAACATCCCGACGGCTGTGGACGGCCTCAGCCTCTGCATGATCTGCAACGCCGCCTGCGAAGCCGAGCTGCAGACGAAGGCCCTCGCGAACGGCTGGAAGGTCCGCCGCTGGGTGACCTGCCCCGAGCGGGTGCCGGTCTACTTCCCGCACGAGTTCGCCTGGTATCGCCTCGAGGGGCTGCGCCGGATCCGGATCTCGGCCGCCGTGGCGATGGAGATGGGGTGCTCTGTCTACGGAGACGAGTGGATGCAGTGGCGGCTCCGCGCGATCGCGGGTGTCGCATGAAGCGCCCGACGATCGGGACGGTCTACGCCGTGTACTGGCCTGCCGAGCAGGTGCTGAAGGTCGGCATCATGTGGCGCGACTCCCGGATCCGTCACATGGTCGACACCGGCGGCGAGGTGCTCATGATGATGCGCGACAGTCCCGCCGCCTGGGAGCCGTACGCGCTCCGCGAGCTCGCGAAGACCTGGCCGCGCGCCTTCGCCTCCGCCGACGATTCCGAGATCATCCTGCGCCGCGGCCGCGGGTACACCGAGTGCTACCGGATTCCGCTCAACGAACTCCCGGCAGCAGTAGACGCAATCCTGAGGGGCACGATTCGCCATGACGCTGAGCAGACCAAGAACGATGACGGTCGAGGCGTTCCGGCAGATCCGACGCCTGCCACCGGCGCTGAGAGCGACAGCCGAGGGGCTTCGGATGCATGCCGACGACCACGGCCGAGGCCGCGTCGAGCTGCGCCAGATCCTCGCCGACGTCTATCCGGAGCAGTCCGACGTGACGGAGTCCGTGCTGGTGGATCACCTGCTCGAGCTGGCCGAGGCGGACGTCCTGACCCTGTACGAGGACCGCGGCGTCTCGCTGTACGTGTTCACGCACTGGGGCCGTATCGACCGGCCAACGAAGTCCGAGCTGCCGGAGCCGCCGCCATTCGCGAGGCGCTCGCGAGAGCCTCGCGAGTCACTCCTGGCGGGGGAGAGAGGGAGCGAGCGGGAGAGCGAGAGCGAGGGTGCGCGGGCGAGCGTGCGTGCGGGCGAGACTCCGTCAGCCCGCATGTCGCGAGAAGTGCTCCCACCGAATCCATTCTGCGAAGACCATCCCGGGGGAGTGCTGGAACCCTGCATCGCCTGCCAGAACGCGCGGCTACGCAACAAGCACTTCCTGGATATTCGCCGCTGGGACATGCGAAACGGAGAGGGGTGGAGCGATGAGACCTTCTGATCCGTGGACGTCAGCCGACTACTGGTTCGCCGACTTCATCGAACACCTCGAAGACTCCCGACCGCGATTGCTGAAGCTGCAGCGCGAGCGGGTCGAGATCCCGGAGGCCGTCGAAGCGGCACGGGACTACGAGCACGAGACAGAGCAGTTGCGGCGAGTGATCGTCGTGGAGCGCGAACGGTGGTTCGCAGAACAGGGGAAGACAGCATGAGCACGATCAAGGAGCTGCAGCAGCGGGTCGGCGAGATCAACGCCGCGAACGGCTGGCGCACGACGAATGAGGCAGAGCTCGATGGGAAGGCGCGCGTGAACTCACAGATCACGCGTCTCGCTCTCATCACCACCGAGGTGGCCGAGGCGATCGAGGAGATTCGGAACGGGCACGCGGTCGACGAGACCTACTACCCGGACGCGCACCCGTTCGCGGTTGGAACCGGCGCGGCACCGTTCAAGCCGGAGGGCGTGCCCTCGGAGCTGGCGGACATCGTGATCCGAGCCCTCGACGCTGCAGGCGCGTGGGGGATCGACCTCGAAGCGATCATCGAGGAGAAGCTCGCCTACAACATCACCCGCGGTCACCGCCACGGCGGGAAGGCTGTCTGATGGCCGGCGAGACCGTGATCACCGTCGTCGGCAATCTGACCGCGGACCCCGAGCTGCGGTACACGCAGAACGGCCTCCCGGTGGTGAACTTCACGATCGCGAGCACGCCTCGCACCATGAAGGACAGCGAGTGGAAGGACGGCGACCCGCTATTCCTCCGTGCGTCGTGCTGGAGGGAGTTCGCCGAGCACGTCGCCGGCAGCCTGTCGAAGGGCATGCGCGTGATGGCTCAGGGTCGTCTCCGTCAGCGCTCGTATCAGGACCGTGAGGGCAACCAGCGCACGGCGATTGAGTTGGAGGTCGATGAGATCGGCCCGAGTCTCCGTTACGCGACTGCACAGGTCACTCGTGCGGCCTCGAGCGGCGGCCAGAAGAGCCCGGCGGCATCCGCCCCGGGGCAGGAACAGCAGTGGGCGACGAGCGAGGCGCCCACGGATGGGGGATGGACCTATGGCGACGACACACCGTTCTGACCTAACGACCGAGATCGAGAAGGCGCTGACGGATGAGGCGTACGACGGCGGCTCCGGCGCGCTGACTGAAGAGCACTTCTCGCGGTACGTGCGCAGGCTCGCCGAAACGGCCGTGGAGGTAGTGCGCGAGCACGAGGCGGCATGGACGAAGGTCGCCGAGGCCGCAGCCACTACGTCGGCGGAGATCCAGAAGCTGGCAGAGGCGGCGGAATCGACGCGGCCGGTCTGCCCTGAGTGCAGGGATGGGAAGCACAGCATCTGCATACACCAGTCACTCTCTGACGGTGACGAGTTCATCGACTGCGCGTGCGGGTGTGAACCGTCGCGCACGTGCCCGAGCTGCAAGGACGTCGTGCCGATCGGCTGGACGCTCGAATTCCACCTGAACTGCAACTGGCCTGAGGACTTCGAGGAGGCGCAGAAGCATGTCTGATCGCTACTGCATACGTGGGTGCACCGTGCGCGGCGAGCACTATGCCGCGTGCCCTCACAGTGAGCAGGACTACTCGGGTCCGACGGTCTGCATGGGATGCGTGCAGGTCGAGGCCCGCGACGCTGTGTTGCTGTGTGAGTCCTGCTACCGACGCCTGCGTCGTCACCTTGAGGATGCCGCAGATCTCGTCGGTCACCTGCGCTCGATCGCGGACCCGACGAAGGCCGCGGCGTACGACCGGGTGCGTGTGCAGTCGTCGTCGATCGAGATCCCGGCACCCGTGGCCGCTGACCTGATCGACGCGTCAAACGACATCACGACGACTCTGAACATGTGGGCGAATCACGTCGCGGGGGAGGACCGCCCCGGCGCCGGCCTCCCCGCCGGGGTTATGGCGGATGCCGCGCACCACATCGTGCAGCTCGCGGTCGACGTCATCCTCGAGGATCTCGATGCCCTGGCGAACGACTCGCATCAGATCGGCGCGCTCTGCGATGGCGTCGTCGTCGTCAACGGGGGAGCGCCGGAGGTGTGGACGGTCGCGGATGCCGCTGTCCGGTGGCCGCTCGAGGACTCGCCTCGGTGGGCGCACGCAGCATGCCCGAAGTGCGACCTGATGGCCGTGCGGGTGCAGCCCGGACGCAATGGCCGCCCGGCCCGGTATCGCTGCTCGACGGAGGGCTGCGACTGGGAGGCGAACTCGAACGATGACGGCGGTTTGTGGGCGTCGGTGTTCGCGGAGCCTGCGCCGGCCGAGGTGCGACCGCATGACCCGCGCTGGCTGACCCTGGTGGACGCTGCGCGCCTCGTGGAGCGCACGACAGGCACGGTGCGGCGTTGGGTGCAGCAGAACCTCCTCGAACCACAGCTCGGCCGCTACTGGCAAGACGACGTGCTGGCCGTGGCCGCGCTGAAGAAAGGTGAGGCAGCGTGAGAACCTGGATCACACTCGCAGAGGCCGCAGCGCGCGTTCAGGGTGATGCGGCGCTTTCATCGGCCGAGCGCCGCATCCGCAGGTGGGTGGCCTCCGGAGAGCTCACGCCTCTCGCAGGCCGATTCCGCGTTGATGACGTGCTAGATACCGAGAGAAGAATGCGTTCGCGCAGGGGGCGCCCACGGAAATCCAGCTAGCCAGACAACCTATTCATGGAGGGCAGACGTGGCTCTGTTGCGGCGCAGGTTGTCAGTCTCGTCGAGGCTCAGCCAGAAGTTCTCGTCGCTTCGTCCGAGTCTCACCAACTCGTAGCCGTGTGACCTTGCTTCTTCGGTGAGGCCCTCTGTGTCCACGTCGCCCACGGTCGGCGGGTAGAACAGGCTGATATCGAAACCATCTTTGTAGAACGAGTACGACAAGAGAGGTGCGCCAATAAACGGTGCGAGTCCTTCTGCTAGAAACTGGACCACGGCTGGCGCATTGGCTACGGCGCTGCTCCGAATTGCCGCAGTGGCGATCACGCGTTTCAGGCTGCTCAGATCTTCTTGGATCAGTTGAAGCTTGGCGTCAGTGATTGACCCTTCCGGGTCGGGCTGTGCAGCGGTGATGGTCAATCCGAAATGGCGCCAGAGCGGATTGGTCCCTGCGCAGCTTGCCTCACTAGCACGCAGGTGAGCCGCGAGCTTCGATACCTGTTCGCCCACTGACCATCCGCGAAGAGAGGAGTCGTACTCGTGAGTGTTCAGGCCAGATGTGTCGAAGGGGAGGGTGGTGTGTTCATCTCGTACAAGCGCGACCGGCTTGTTCAGGGAGGTGCGTACCCCAAGCTCGAAGAACACATTCGGATTGTGTGTGGAGAGGTCGCAGAGCACCATGTCGGCAGTCGACAGGTGCTTGATGATCTCGCCGTGAATCATATGGGAGCCCTGCGTAACCGGTCGGATCGCCTCGTAGCCAGCTTTTTCGACCGCAGGAACGAAGATCGTTTCCATCACGTGTATCCAGTGGTCTGAATCGCCGTCGAACCGACCGACGTCATCGGCCCGCGTGGTGATCGGCATTGCGATGAAGCATCGCGGCTTTCGGACGTCCACTGTCATGGGGGAACTCTATCGGCGGGCGACCAATGCGCCGCAAGTCGGAGGCGTCCTATCGGCCGGGTGCGTGCGAAGATGTGAGCCATGTTTGATTGGCTCTATGGGCCGCGCTTGCCCGCGGCGGACCTCGGTCCTGTTTCGCTGCGCAACGTGACGCTGGACATCGACACGTTCTTCGACCTCGCGGAGGAGATTCCGGAGATAGTGAAGAGCGCCGGGGTCTTCACCGAGATGAATCCGGATCTGCTGACCACGCAAAACACAGTGCGGTACGAATCGAACGCGGTCTACAAGCTTCGGGACCGGGTCGTCGATCAGGACCGCATCCGGGGATTAGGTGTCCCCGACAGGAACCAACTGCAGCTCGAGGTGACCGTGAGCGTCTGGGAAGACAAGCCGGAGGTCTCGGACAAAGTCTCCGAAGTGAGCGTCCAAGTCGTGGCACCCCAGGCGATGGTATTCGTCAACGGGCAGGTGATCTTCGGGAGAACGACAGGAGCCATCGCGCGTGAGGTAGCCCGATATGTCTACGCGAACGCCACGCATCATCCCGACTGGCCAGCACTTCGCTGGGCTTGGTGGTTGATTCCGATTCCGATCGCCGTCGCCGCCTGGGTATGGGTTGCGCTGACAGTCGAACTGCCCGTGCCGGTCCATGCGCTGATCCTTGCGGTGATAGCACTTGCCAGCTTCAGCTCGATCCAGAGAGCGGCCGCAGGGATTCGTTCTGCTCAACGTCAAGATAACGCCCCACATCACCGCATCAGGTTCCGTGGCGAGTCTCGAGTCGAGACCCAGCAACGGCGCGCCGACACTCGTCAGAATGTCCGAGTAGCCCTCGTCACCGCGCCGATCGCAATTGGCATCGGTGTGGTCGGAACACTGATGAGCACTTGGAGCGGATGACTACAGAAATGTGTCAAATGTGTCCATTTCTTGTGTTAAGCTGTGCTTGCACTTGAACCATGACCAAAAGCCTCGCCGTTCGATCGGCGGGGCTTTCGTCGTATCCGGGTGCGCCCCGCCGCCACACGCTCACATCCCTCTGCCGAGCGACGTTGCTGCCATGACGTCACGTCGGTAGTCCCGCTTTGGATCGGGTCGACGGTCGAGTGAGCAGTCGGAGATGGTCGCATGATGCACACACTGAAGCGGTGATGCGCAGCGGGGCGCAGTCTTCTCGCGAGAGGCGATCGTGTCTGACGTCATCCACTCGCGTGCGTACAAGGATCTGCGGGCGGCGCTCAAGGCCGAGTGGCGGGCACGCAACGCAGCGTGCGCCCTCTGCGGTCAGGCCGACATCGAGTACGACGGTCCACGCAACGCATCGAACAGCTTCGAGCTCGATCACAAGATCAGCCGGAAGCGTTGCCTCGCGATGGGGAAGCCCGAGCTGCTCCTCGATCCCACCAACTGTCAGCCATCGCACACGCGATGCAACCGGTCGAAGCAGGCCGGTGAAGCGAAGCCCACGATGGGCGAGACCAGCGAGGAGTTCTGACCATGGACAACATGCGCAGGATCGCGATCACCGACGGACCCCTGAAGGGCAAGACCGTCGAGGTGCACGTCAACGAGACCACCTTCACCACGCACGCAGGCCATGGTCACTACGAGGTGACGAAGGACGGCGCGACCTGGCACCGCACGCACGCCGTCGCGGCGACCACCGAGAAGCAGGCTGCGAAGCCCGTCCGCAAACGCACTCCGAAGCCGACAGCACCGAAGCCGTCTGCATCTGCCCCAGTGGACGCGCCGATTGAGGCGAAGGCTCAGTGACATGACGGGAGCCGGTGGCACTTCCCCTGCCACCGGCTCCCGCACTTCAGATCAGCCCTTGCTGCTGCGAGGATCGTTCCCCTTCGGGATCGTGTCCTTCGCCCGGATCTGCCCATCGCGGCCGTGGATGTTCAGCTCTCCACCACCAGCGTTGCCGATGATGTCGCGTCCGCGATTGATCGCATCAGCCTGAGTGTCGTGATGTGAGGAAGCCCGGCTTGCACCCGGAGCCTTCACATCCCATCCGCCGTCCGAGTTCGGTACGACGTGCCTGCTGTTGTCATTGCCCATGTCTGTCACCTCCTCTCATCTCGTTGAGGGAACAGTGACACGTACATCGGACTAGCGGCCGACTCGACACGCGGGCACCCCGTTACGTCGAGCGGGGTAGGGGCGTCTCAAACTCTACAGACTGACGACCGAGGCCACTTCTCCGGCAGTGATCTCTCTCCCCCCGCACCGTGAGGAGGGGGTCGCGCGCGGTAAAGGAGTATCCCTAATGCGAGTGATCGTCATGGCCGCCACGAAAGCGTCCGGATTGATGGAGGCGAACAACCTCGACATCGACCCCGTAGCGATCGTGACACCGCGTTCGCCGGATGCTGCTCGAGGCGTGATCGCCGACCGCATCATGGAGGCGTCGTCGCTGACGCCCGAGATGCGCGAGAAGCTGATCGACGGCGTGACGCCCTCGATCGTCACGACCCGAGACGCGGTCGACATGGTCGCCGCGACCGAGAAGTCGCTCGACGCCGCGTCGAAGATCCTGACCGATATGGATGCCGGCGCGGTCGAAGCGCTGCGCGCGCTCGCGCGGAAGATCGACGCGTGGGATCAGATCGTCGACTGGGCTCTCGAAGATGCCGCCGAGACGAAGGGCGGTCGCCCGACGGTGCCGCAGAACGACAACGTCTCGATCTCGGCGTACCTCAAGTACTGCGATCAGCTCGGCCTCACTCCGACCGGCCGGAAGGCGCTCGGGGTGAAGGACGGGGGCGAAGGTGGCAAGAAGGCTAAGCTCACCGCCCTCCGCTCGGGCCGCTCGGCGTAGCGCGACCAAGGGGCCGGGCGCCGCATACCTCAAGGCCGTCGGTGGGCCGACGCGCACCGAGTCATTCCGCCGACGCGTGGGATGCACCGAGCCGCGCATCTGCACGCCGCCTCTGCGCGAGCTCACGCCGGAGACGTCGAAGGGCTTCGCCTGCATCGAGTTCGCCGAGGACATCCTCGAGATCGAACTGCTGCCGTGGCAGCGCGCGCTGCTGATCCGAGCGCTCGAGCTGAATCCCGACGGAACCTACCGTTTCAAGACCATCCTGTTGCTCGTCGCTCGCCAGAACGGCAAGTCGACGCTGATGCAGGTGCTCGCCCTGTGGCGCATGTTCGCCGAGGGCGCCCCGCTCGTCATCGGCACCGCGCAGTCGCTCGACATCGCCGAGGAGCAGTGGTCGGGCGCAGTCGAGATCGCCGAGGGCATCCCCGAGCTCGCCGAGCTCATCGAGCACGTCGACCGCACGAACGGCAAGAAGGCGCTTCGCCTCGACTCCGGCGAGCGGTACAAGGTTGCGGCGGCATCGCGGCGCGGCGGCCGTGGCCTCTCGGGCGACCTCGTGCTGCTCGATGAGCTGCGCGAACATCAGAACTGGCAGGCGTGGGGCGCGGTCACCAAGACCACGATGGCCCGCAAGCTCGCACAGATCTGGGCCGCATCCAACGCCGGCGACATGGCATCCGTCGTCCTCCGTCGTCTCCGCTCGCTCGCGCACCGCGCGCTCGGCTGGCCGGACGGCAAAGACGGCATGGACGACCTCGACAAGCTCGGGGATTCACAGGACGAGACGACCGAGGTCGACGACTCGCTCGGCATCTTCGAGTGGTCATCGGCGCCCGGCCGCGGCGTGTGGGATCGCGAAGGCTGGGCCGAGGCGAACCCCTCGCTCGGCTACACCATCGACCTGCGCTCCATTGCTGCCGCCGCTTCGACGGACCCCGAGTGGGTGTTCCGCACCGAGGTGATGTGCCAGTTCGTGAACATGCTCGGAACCGGTCCGTTCCCGACCGGCTCATGGGCGGCGACGCTTGACGCGAAGAACGACCGCGTCGAGCGGGAAGTCACCCGCGACCCTGACCGGCCTGCGTGCTACGGCATCGATATGTCGCATGACCGCACGATGGTGTACATTGCGCTCGCGTTCTGGGACACCGAGGGGCGGATCCGCGGTGAGATCGTCGCACAGCGCGCCGGTCCCGACTGGGTGCTGCCGTGGCTGCTCTCTCCGGCGAGGAAAATCGCGCCGACGCACGTCGCATTCCAGCGACGAGGCGCGCCGATCTCGTCGATGTGGGGCGAGTTCGAGGACGCCGGCATCGAGGTCACGCCGTGGGGCGAGGACAAGCTCGCCGGATGGCACGGCGCCGTCTACGACATGATCCGCAAGGCCGCGACCGACGAGTCGCCGAAAGACGAGACCGAGGACGAGTTCCGCGATCGCGTCCGCATCTCGCACGGCGCGCAGCCGGTGCTCGATGTCGCCGCATCGACCGCGCAGATCAAGGCCGTCGGTGACGGTTGGGTAATCGACCGCAAGGCATCCCCGGCGGACGCCTCGCCGCTGCTGGCGTTCATCGCCGCGGTGGGCCTGCTGCAGACGAACCCGGCGCCGACTTCGGCATCGGCCTACGAGAGCAACGACCTCATGGTCGTCTGACGAGAGGTGCTGACATGGGCGCATTCCGCAAGGTGCTGCTGCACCGAACCGTGATCGTGAACCTCACCGACGGATCATCCATCTCGGGTGTGCTGTACCGCGACCCGGGGAACCTGATCGTCCTGAAGAACGCGACCTACTTCGAGCAGGGCACGGCACCGGCACCGCTCGATGGCGACACCGTCATCGACCGCGCGCAGGTACTTTTCGTGCAGGCACCGTAGGGGAGGGGCCACGATGGTTTTCACCTTCTCCGAGGGCAAGCTCCTCGCCGTCCAGAAGCCGACCTATCAGGCGCCGACAGCGCTGCGCATCAGCGACAACCTGTCCCAGGACTACTCCGCGATCTACCGGCAGCAGCCGTCGGTGCGCACGGTCGTCGACTTCCTCGCCCGAAACGTCGCGCAGCTCTCGCTGCACACGTTCCGCCGCCTGGACGACTCGGACCGCGAGCGTGTGACACATCATCCGTTCGCGAAGATGATGCGCGCACCGAACCCGTACACAACGGGCTACCGCCTGATCTTCTCGCTCATCGCAGACCGCGGCATCTACGACCGTGCACTGTGGGTGAAGACGTTCCAGGGCGGACGGTCGATGCTGGTACGGATTCCGCCGCGCCTGTGGACGATCAAGGACGACGACAACTGGCTCGCGCCGACACGGTTCGAGATCAAGGGCAACCGCGGAACGACGACTCTGGACGCGAAGGACGTCGTCTACTTCCGGGGTTACAACCCCGAGGACGAGCGCTACGGGCTCTCGCCCATCGAGTCGCTCCGGCGTGTGCTGTCCGAGGAGTACGCGGCCGGCCAGATGCGCGAGCAGGCCATGCGCAACGGTGCACGAATCGGCGGGTACATCCAGCGCCCGGTCGGCGCACCCGACTGGTCAGACCCTGCCCGGCAGCGCTTCGCGACAGGATGGCGCTCTCAGTACGCCGGACAGACCGCGACCGAGGGCGGCGGAACGCCCGTGCTCGAGGACGGCATGACGTTCGTCGCCGCCGGCCACTCCGCGAAGGACATGCAGTACATCGAAGCGCGCAAGCTCTCCCGCGAGGAAGCCGCCGCGGCGTACTTCATCCCGCCACCCATGGTCGGAATCTTGGATCACGCCACGTTCGGCAACATCGAAGAGCAGCACAAGATGCTCTACCAGGACACCCTCGGGCCGATCCTGCAGGAGGTGCAGCAGGAGATCGCGCTGCAGATCCTGCCCGACTTCGGCGACGCCGACGACCTCTACAACGAGTTCAACATGATGGAGAAGTTGCGCGGCTCGTTCGAAGAGCAGGTCTCGCAGCTTCAGACGTCCGTCGGCGCACCGTTCCTCACCCGGAACGAGGCACGCGCGAAGGTCAACATGCCGCGCATCGAAGGCGCCGACGATCTCGTCGTACCGCTGAACGTGCTTGTCGGCGGCCTTGCCTCTCCCACCGATCAGGCTTCGGCGGGATCGGGTGGCGGTTCGCTGCCCGAGCTCGAGGCGACGACCTCCGATGCGCTCACCGCAGATGAGATTCAGACCCTCGTGAACGCCGCGGCCACGCTGATTCGCTCGGGCTTCGACCCGGTCGAGGCGCTCGTCGCTGTCGGCCTGGATCCGATCAAGCACCTCGGGCTACTGCCCGTCACCGTGCAGCGCCCGCAGGAACCGGAGAACGTCGACCAGGAAGCGGTCGACGATCTCAAGGCCAGCCGGTGGGTGCGCCCAGTCCCGCGTGCGAAGGCACGCGCGACAGAGCCTCAGATCGCGAAGGCGACTCAGGTGCTCTCGGACTTCTTCGCCCGGCAGGAGCGCTCGGTGCGTTCCGCGCTCGGCGCGAAGGCGGCCGAGTGGTGGGACGGCGAGCGGTGGAACCGCGAGCTCGGCGACACTCTCCTGGCGCTGTCATCGTCGATCACGGTCGACGTCGCTCGCAAGCAGCTCGAGCAGCTCGGTGTGGACCCGGACGAGTACGACGTCGACAAGACCGTGGCGTGGATGCGCACGGTGTCGACGTCCAACGCGAAGAGCATCAACGCGGCGACCGAATCATCGATCGTCGCGGCGCTCGACACTGACGACGGGCCAGGCGCTGTCGATCAGGTCTTTGAGGTCGCCAAGTCGGCCCGCGCACAGCAGGGGGGTCAGACCCTCGCAACGTCGCTCGCCGGCTTTGCCTGCGTCGAAGCCGTCAAGCAGGTGCGCGGTTCCCGCGGGGCGACGAAGACGTGGATCGTCACGTCCAGCAACCCGCGCGCCTCGCACGCCCAGATGTCAGGCGAGACGGTCCCGATCGATTCCGTGTTCAGCAATGGCGCCAAGTGGCCGGGCGACAGCTCGGCGCTCGACGTCGACGAGGTCGCCGGGTGTTCCTGCGACGTCGATATCAAGTTCGAGTAGGAGGAGCCATGTTCACCAAGGCATGCGACGTGCGTGTCAAAGCGGTCGGCGTCGATGACAACCTCGACGACGGCGTCTTCGAGGCGATCGTGTCCGTGTTCGGAAACGTGGACAGCTACGGCGACCGCGTCGTCAAGGGCGCATTCGCTGACACCCTCGCCGAGTGGGAAGCCTCCGGCGACCCGATCCCGGTCTACTGGTCGCACCGCATGGACGACCCGGACTACAACATCGGGCACGTGCTCGAGGCGAAGGAAACCGACGACGGCCTCTGGGTGAAAGCCCAGATCGACCTCGAAGGCCCGAAGGCGCAGCAGGTGTACCGCCTGCTGAAAGGCCGCCGCGTCACTCAGTTCTCGTTCGCGTACGACATCGAGGCGTACACGATCGTGAAGACCGAGGGCGACCCGGACTCGGTCTGGGAGCTCACGAAGCTGAAGCTCTACGAGGTCGGCCCGACGCCCATCGGAGCCAACCAGGAAACAGAACTGCTCAGTGTGAAGTCCGCGGCGCACCACGCCGACCGGATCGCCGCTGAGGTCAAGGCTGGCCGAGTCATCTCGGCCAAGAACGAGAACGAGCTGCGCACCGCACACGAGTCCATCGGGCGCGTGCTGGCTTCTCTCGAACCCGACGAGGACAGCAAGGCCAGCGCGCCTGCACCGGTCAAGGCAGCCGAGGAGCCCGCAGGGGCCAAGGCCGCCCACGAACCCGCGCAGATGTCGTCCGCCCGCGCCCGTCAGCTCATCGAACTCGAACCCGAGTTCTAACCCCTCTGATCCCCTGCGGGGGAGGAAGGAGAGACGTCATGTCGACGACTCTCGAAGAGCAGATGCGCACGGAGCTCAAGGCTGCGCGCGACATCTCGCTGAAGTACGGCGATGGCGACATCGTCGGCGACGACCTCGCGGCCGTCACCACCCACCTGAAGGCCTACCAGGATCTGAAGGTGAAGTTCGAGAAGGGCAAGGAGTCCGCGGACGTCAAGGCACGCCTCGACGCGATCGGCTTCGACCTCGGCCTCGAGCGCACGCCCGACGGCGAGAAGCAGGCACCCGGTGCGTTCCACCAGCCGACCAAGCTCAAGAGCATCGGCCAGATGTTCGTCGAGTCCACCGAATACAAGGGCCTGATGAGCCAGTTCGGTGGCGGCCACATCAACGAGAAGGCGCGAGTGCAGTCCTCGCCCTTCGGCCTGAAGAGCCTCGTCACCGGCGCCGCAGACGCGTCGGCCGGCGCGTTCGTGAACACGGACCAGACCGGAATCTACGAGTCCCTCGGTCGCCGTCCGCTCACGATCCGCGACCTCGTCTCGATCCGCCAGACCGAGTCCGACACCGTCGAGTACGTGCGGCAGCTCACGCAGCCGTCGAGCGCGGCCGTCGTCCCGGAGGCCACCACGGCCGCCGGACCGACCGCACCCGGCACCGCTGGTGCACTTGTGCCGGCCGCCGGTGGCGGCTACAAGCCCGAGGGCTCGATGACCTTCGAGAAGGTCACCGCGGCGGTGAAGACGATCGCCGAGTGGATCCCCGCCACGAAGCGCGGCCTCGCCGACGCGAAGCAGCTGCGTGGTCTGATCGACGACGAGCTGCGCGCCGACCTGGCCGAGGAGGAAGAGGACCAGATCCTCAACGGCAACGGATCCGGTGAGAACTTCACCGGCATCCTGAACACCTCCGGCACCCAGGCGCAGGCGTACTCGGCAACGGTCGCAGGTCTCGACCCGCTGATCGAGACCACGCTCAAGGCGAAGACGAAGGTCCGCACCGGCGGCCGCGCCGTCGCATCCGGCTACATCTTCAACCCGGAGGACTGGGAGAAGATCCAGCTCGCCCGCCTGGCGAAGAACCCGAACAACGAAGCGGTCGCGGGTGCCGTGCCGACGCTGCACGGCCTGCCGGTCGTCGAGTCGGAGGCGATGCCCGCGGGCACCGGTCTCACCGGTGACTACCGCAAGGCGGTCATCTGGGACCGTGAGCAGGCGTCCATCACCGCCACCGACTCGCACGCGGACTTCTTCATCCGCAACCTCGTCGCCATCCTCGGCGAGCAGCGCGAGGCGTTCGGCGTCACCCGACCCTCGGCATTCGTCGAGATCGATCTGAGCGCGTAAGTCGAGAGGGATCATCGTGGCGAAATGCAAGGTCTGCGGTGCACCGCACCGGTCCTGCGGACCAAGCACCACGGTGATCCCCGTCGATGAACGCATCGAGACAAGGGAGCAAGGGGACATGAGCCTCAAGCGATACACGATCACCTCAGGGCGTCGCGGTGAGCACACCGTCACGGTCAAGCTCAGCGACGACGAAGCGAAGCGCCTCGGCGTGTTCGACCAGTCGACGTCGCCCGAGGGGAAGCCGGCCGCCAAGAAGGTGCCGGCGAAGACGGGCGCGCCCCGCAAGGCGCGCACGCCCCGCAACAAGGCTGCGAAGCCCGCAGCCGACAAGGCCGCTGAGCCGGCAGCCGTGACGCCGCCCGCGGGCAGCGTCGAGGACGCGTCCGACCCGGACGCAAGCGAGTAGCAGGGGGTGGCGGGGATGGTGCTTCAGACCGAGTCGTTCGCGACAGCGCAGGAAATGGCTGATCGGTCGCAGGGCGCGATCCCCGTCAACCACCCGTTCCTCGACAAGGAACTCAAAGCCGCAACGGAGACGATCCGCAACGCGTGCGGCTGGCACATCGCGAAGGTCGAGGCGCTCACGTTCGAGCGCGTCGGCCCGTTCGCTGAGCACGTCTGGCTGCCCGCGATGGCGATCGCATCCATCACCGCCGCGACGATCGACGGCACCGTGCTCGCCGTGGACTCGATCGAGTTCGACAAGACGACCGGGTGGACGAACCTCTGCGGTCGTCGCCGGTCCGTGACTTTCACCGCAGGCTTTGCCGCGGTGCCGGCGGATCTCGTGACGCTGACGCTCGAGCTCGCCGCCGGCGCGCTCGGCTCGCCGACGGGCATCACCCGCGAGCAGGCAGGCGGCGTCTCTGTCACCTACGCCCGCAGCTCCGGAGCCCTGCAGGCAGCTGACCACGACCGACTCGCCGCCTACAAGATCGGGTGGCTGCCGTGATCGGCGGCGTCGTCGCACGGCACACGCTCGTGCGCGAACGACCGGACATGGTCGACAACGGCCGCGGCGGCACCGAGGCAGACTTCACAGACGCGACCGCCGTCGACCTGGCAGGGTGGGCGCTCGACGCCGGCAACACCACCGCCGACATGCAGAACCGCGACGGCGCATCGATCCGCTGGACCGCTCGAGGACCGTTCGACGCCGACGTCGAACGCCATGACCGGATCCTCGTGTTCGGCGAACAGCTCAAGATCGAGGGTGCCGTGGTCCGCCAACCCGGACCGTCGCTGCGCACCTCGCACACGATCCTGCTGCTTGTCGCCTGGGAGGGCTGATGGCTGTCAAGGGCATGCGCATCAAGGTCAACCGCGACGCGATTCGGAAGCTGCTCGCCTCGCAGGAAGTCGCCGACAACCTTGCGCCGCGCGGTGAACGCATCGCGACCGCCGCCGGTGAGGGCTTCGAAGCCTCGACGACGAAGAACCGCGACCGTGTCGTCGTGTTCGTGACATCGCGGACGACGGAGGCGAGACGCGCGGAAGCCGAGGATCGTGCGCTGACACGCGCCATCGATGCCGGGAGGTGACCGTGGAACTTCTCATCCCCGCAGACCCCGAGGTGCGTGCGCTCGCGGAGCTGTCGACCATGCTCCCGCTCCACGGATTCCCCAGCGTCACGACGGCCGCCCGGAGCCTCGGAACGAAGATCCCCACACAGAACCCCAAGCCGGACGTGTTCGGACGCCTGATCGCCTCTGGCGGGTCTGGCCGCGACATCGTGACGGACTCGCCGACTCTCGCGATCGAGGGATACTCCGTGAAGGAACAGCAGGCACGAGACCTGTGCGCGCTCATGCTCGCGATCATCGAGGCCGCCGCCCGAGCGGGCTCTCTCGGCGGGGCGACCGTCTACCGGTCTCGCACAATCGCGCTCCCGCAGAACCTGCCGAACCCACTGGTGCCGGATCACTTCCGGTTCACCGCCCTGATCTCCGTCGACCTCCGCAGGGTCACGGCCTGAGTTCCCACTCGCGCACCGTCCCGACCGGGGCGGCGCTCATCCATGCCTGAAAGGGGCAACTGCGATGTCAGTGAACAGCAAGAACGTGTTCGTCGGTACGCCCGATCAGGCGACGACCGGAGCGATCCTCACCGGTCCGGAGACGGACGTCATCCCGGAGACGATCGACGACTTCGTCTTCACCGGCCTGAAGGACTCCGGTTACGTCGGCGAGGACGGCGTCACCGTCACGCCGACGGAGTCGACCGAGTCGATCAAGGACTGGTCGCTGAAGACGATCCGGAAGATCCTCACCGAGTTCGACGCGACGCTCGCCTGGGCTCACCTCGAACTGTCGGAGGAAGCGCTCAAGAACTACATGGGCGACGACAACGTCGAGGTCACCGCCGCGACCGCATCGACGGGCAAGCTCACCCGCGCCGCGATCGCCGGCGAGGCTCGCCCGATCAAGGCCTGGTACATCAAGGTCAAGGACGGCGACCGCCGCGCGCTGATCTTCGTTCCCCACGGCCAGGTCACCGAACGCGGCGAGATCTCGCTGCTCGCCTCCGCCGCGATCACCCTTCCGGTCACGCTCACCACGTACCCGGATGCCGCCGGCAAGAACGTCTACATCTTCCTGGACGACGGCGTCGTCTCGGCCTGATCTGTCAGACCGTCGCGGCCGGGCGCCGGGAACCCGCCCGGTCGCGACGTACCACCCCACCGGTTCCCAGAAAGCAGGTTCCCATGTTGGAGAAGTTCCACTACACGATCGACGAGACCGAGATCACGCTGCCCCGCTTCGAGGACATCGAGGTCGGAGTCATCCGCAAGATCCGCAAGCTGGGGCAGGTCGACCAGATCCTCACCCTCATCGAGCACTACCTCGACGAGGAGCAGCTCACGGCGTTCGACACCCTCACACGCGAGGGGCTCGAAGAGTTCGCGACGGCCTGGCGCACCGGGTCGAGCGTGACGCTGGGGGAATCCTCGGCCTCCTCGACCTCGTAGACGAGCATCAGGAGGCTGTCGAGTTCGAGCTGATCGCCGCCGGGATCCGCTGGCGTGACATCGGCTCTGAAGCCCTCAACTGGCGCGACCTCTTCGTGCTCGTGCGGCGGTGGCAGAAGCTCCCCGGCAACGCGCTGGGTGCCGCCGTTCACGGGCACGAAGTCCCGTCGTGGAATCAGCAGGTGCTCGCCGTGCTCGTCGACCAGCTGCAGGCGGCGAACTTCAACCTTCGGCGCGGCAAGGGCGCGCGCCCGAAACGGTTCGCCCGTTGGTGGGAGAAGCGCAAGCAGCAGAAGTTCGGGCGCGACCCGATCCCGATCTCGCAGTTCGACGCCTGGTGGGAGTCCGCCGGCCGCCGATGATTCAGGAGGTGCACGATGGGCTCTGAGGGTGTCGAGCTCGCTACCGTCTGGCTCCGCATGGTGCCGACGATGGAGGGCGCTACCGAGAACATCACGAAGGCGCTCGCGCCTGGTGAGAACGCGGCAGGGGAGTCCGGGAAGCGTGCGGGCTCCGAGTGGGCGGCGAAGGCGAAAGGTGCCATCGGTGTCGCCGCCATCGGGGCCGCCGTCGTCGGCACGTTCAAGGGTCTCTACGAGGTCGGCTCGATCTTCGACGACGTGACAGACACCATCCGTGTCGGCACGGGCGCGCAGGGTGAAGCGCTCGACGGTCTCGTCCAGGTGGCGAAGAACGTCGGTGCGAACGTCCCCGCGCAATTCGACAAGATCGGGTCGACAGTCGCCGACCTGAACACCCGGCTCGGCCTGAGCGGCGAGACCCTGACCACGGTCTCCGCACAGTACCTCGAGGCCGGTCGCATCCTCGGCGAAGACGTCGACATCAACGCGACGTCCGCCGCATTCAACGCCTTCAAGATCGAGGGCGAGGGCGTCTCGTCCGCGATGGACACCCTGTTCCAGGTGTCGCAGGCCACGGGCGTTGGCATCAACCAGCTCGCGTCCGGCGCGCAGTCCGCGGCACCCGCGCTGCAGAACCTCGGCTTCTCGTTCGAGGACTCGGTGTCGCTGCTCGGCTCGCTCGACAAGGCGGGCCTCAACTCCCAGCAGGTGATGGCGTCCCTGTCGAAGGGTCTCGTCACGCTCGCGAAGGACGGCGAGGAACCGCAGGCCGCGTTCCAGCGCGTCACCGGCGAGATGCAGTCGTTCGTCGACAAGGGTGAGACGGCCGCCGCGCTCGACCTCGCCTCGCAGATCTTCGGCACCCGTGGCGCCGCACAATTCGTGGGCGCGCTGCAGTCCGGCGTCGTGAACCTCGACGACCTGCAGGCGTCCGTCGGCGCGACCGGCGACACGATCCTCGGAGTCGCGGACGAGACCGCCGACTTCGCCGAGCAGTGGATGGTCTTCAAGAACCGGGCACTCACCGCTCTCGAACCGGTTGGCACGGCGATCTTCAACGGGCTCGGCTCGGCGATGAAGTTCGTCAACGGTCTGTTCGAGGACATGCCCGACCTTGGGACCACGTTCGGTCCGATGCTCGCCACGTTCGGTGAGATCGCGTCCGTGATTTGGGAAGCGCTCGCGCCGGCGTTCGAGCAGGTGTGGCAGGCGATCAGCCCGCTGATCCCAATGCTCCTCGATCTGTGGATGTCGGTGTCGCCGGTCATGCTGATCTTCCAGGCGCTCGAGCCGATGCTGCCGATGATCGCGTCGATGTTCGGCCAGCTCGCGTCGATCATCGGCCAGACGCTGATGTCGGCGCTGCCGCCGATCGTGTCGCTGATGACCACCCTCGGCGGCATCCTCGGCACACTGTTCGAGGCGCTCATCCCCGTGGTGAGCACCCTCGTATCGGCGCTGTTCCCGATCATCGAGGCGCTGATCCCGGTCGTCGTCGGACTGATGGAGGCGTTCGCGCCGCTCATCACCGCGCTCGTCGAAGCCCTCGCGCCAATACTCACCACCGTCGCCGAGATCATCGGCATGATCCTCGTCCCTGTGTTCAACATCATCGGGGCCGTGATCACCGCTCTCGCAGGGATCATCACCTGGCTGGTGAACACGATCATCGTGCCGCTGTTCAACGGCTTCGTGATCCCCGTCGTGAAGGAAGTCGGCCGGATCTTCGAGTCCGTGTTCAGCGGTCTCGGGAGCTTCTTCGAGGGCATCTGGACCGGCATCAAGAACACCTTCAAGACGTTCATCAACTTCATCATCGACGGGATCAACGGCTTCATCGGCGGGCTGAACGAGGTCGGCAACTTCGTCTCTGACGTCACGGGCGGAACGATCGACTTCTCGATCGGGAAGATCCCACGGCTCGCTGACGGCGCGACGATCCTCCCGCGCTCGGGCGGCACTCTCGCGGTGCTCGCCGAGGCCGGGCGGGCGGAGTCCGTCGTCGACACCGGGCTGATGAACCAGGCACTCGAAGAGGGCATCTCCGGCAACCAGTCCGGGACGGTGAACCAGCACATCACGCTCAAGACCAACGACCCGCGTCTCGCGATTCGGCAGCTGGGGCGTGAAGCGCAGAGGGGGCTCGCGGCATCATGACGACACTGCAGCTCGGACCCCTCACCTTCGCCGAGACCGGATCAGCCGGTTGGGTCTTCTCGGACCTGATCGACTGGTTCGGTCAGACCGACAACAAGGAGGACGAGGAGGAGCGGCCGCAGGGGCACGGCGCGTTCGCATCATCGAAGGCGCTGCGCACCTCGCGCGCGATCAGCTTCAACGCCTCCTACCTGGGCGGCTCAGCCGCCGAAGTCGAAGACGCGTACGACACTCTCGCCGCCGTCGGCGCCGAAGGGCCCGTGTACGCCATCCTGGCGACGACGGCTGGGCGGTCGGCTCGCCGGGTGAAAGTGCAGGTGTCCAGCGCGGCAGACCACCACGGTCGCACGACGGGGAAAGCCGCGGTCGACATGATCGCGGCCGACCCTCGCCGCTATCAGGTCGAAGCCGACGTGCCGTGGGTGTCCACTGAGCCGCCGTCTGCGGGGCTCGGCCTCGTCTGGCCCGCCGTCTGGCCGCTCATCTGGCCCGCCGGTGGATCGTCGGGGCGCATCACGCTCTCGAACACCGGTAAGGCGCCGTCCGCGCCGATGTTCCAGATGCTCGGCGGCTTCTCCTCGGCTCTCATCACGACCGTGGAGACCGGCGCGCGTATCGGCTTTGATCGCCTCGTCCCGGATGGGTCGTTCGTGGACATCGACACTGCGCTGCACCGCGCGACGATCGACGGCCAGTCCGATGTATCCCGGTGGCTGCGCTGGCGCGAATGGGCGCTCATCCCGCCGGGGGAGTCCCGGTCGTACCAGTTCGATGTGACCGCACCGGTGGGGACACCGATACTCAGAGGGCGGGTGCTTTCGGCATGGTGGTGAACGCGTACGTCTTCGAGACCCGCGGTGGAGCTCTGCTGCAGCAGGTCGAGCCCTCGGACCTGCAGTGGTCCGAGAACGCCAACCAGGCCGAGACCATCGACATCACCTTCAATCTGAAGGCGGAAGCGGAAGGCGCGCGCGACTGGCGCAACCTCGGCACCCCGTGGAAGCACTCGATCGCGGTCGACGTGAACGGTCGCCTCGAGGGTGGGCCGATCCTGCCTCACGATTTCGCCGATGCGAACGGCACCCTCAAGATGACCGCCCGCGGTGGGCGCATCCTCTTCTCGCGCCGATCGATTCTCCCGCCTGCCGCGCTCACGACGCCGCTGGTGCTCCCCACCGGGGCGCCGGACACGACGCTCGACTCGGCGTGGAGCGGACTGGACTACGGGACGATCGCGAAACGCATTGGACAGCAGGCGTGCGCGTGGCCCGGATGCACAGATCTTCCGATTGTTTGGCCTGCGGACCGCACTGGCACCCGCGAGAAGTCGTACGACGCGATCGAACGGAAGAAGGTCGACGACGCGTGGGCGGATCTGTCGGCGCTGCAGCACGGGCCCGACATCCGGATGCGCCTCGAGTGGGACGGTCCTGACCGGTTCCGCTGGGTGTTCGAGACCGGGACCGAAGCGCAGCCCCGACTTCAGGGACTCGACGTCTTCGACTGGGAAGTCGGCAGCGACGGGTCAGGTCTGACCGTGCAGCGCGACCCGTCCCGGATGGCGTCACTCGCCTGGTCCGAAGGTGGCCGCTCTGACGACACGACTCTCGTGCGTTCGCTCTACGACCCGACGCTCATCGACAGCGGCTTCCCTCTGCTTGAGATCGAGACCGAGGCGTCGTCCAACATCGTCGACCCCGACACCCTCGACGCGTGGAACGCGGAAACCCTGCGCACCGCGAAGAAACCGTGGGAGTTCTGGTCGTTCAACGTGCGCGCCGATCAGACCCCGTTCCCGTACGAGTACGGGCCGGGCTCGCTGATCAACGTGATCGTCACGGAAGACACCCCCGTGACCGGTGGGTACGTGCCTCCCGGCACCTACCCGAGGCGCATCGCGGGACTGTCCGGGGCGATCTCGGACTGGATCACCGTCACCTGTGGCGAGGTCTACGACGACTGAGGGAGAGACATGGCCGATCCCACCCCCGCACCCGGCGGAGATCTCGGCCCGATCCTCGAGGAGTTCCGAAAGCTGCGCCGCGAGGTCGCCGATCTCAAGACCGCGACCGGCACACAGCGCGCTCAAGCGGTGAAGCGCCTGCCCTTCCAGGACTTCCAGGTCGGGCAGGCATCACCGATCGGGCTCGCCGCCGGATGGAACACATACGCGACCGTGTCGCTCGTCGTTCCCGAGGACCGCACCCGCCTGCAGGTGCTCGGGATCGGCACCGCGGCAGTGCTCGATCAGACCAGTGGCGGCCTCACGACGAGCTACGGCCGCATTCTCATCGATGGCGTGCCCTCGCGAGACTTCCCGGCGTCGAAGGATGCAGGCGCAACTCTCGTGAACAACGTCGTCACCGCGACCAGCGCGGCAGTGATCAACGTCGCCGGGAAAACGTCGATAGCTGTCGCCTTCCAGCTGCAACCGCTTAACCCGGCTGCGTTTCCTTCGCACCCGCAGAACTTCGCACAACTCGCCGTCATCGGCAGCTTCACCATCGCCTGAGGAGGCTCATCGTGGCACTGACCCGCTCGCTCCCCACACAGCACCCCTCGGGTCTGCCTATCACCGACACCCGTCGAGTGCTCGCTGGCCTCGTCGCCCGAAACTCGGACGGCACTCCGCGCGCGGGCGTGCTCCCCGCCCACGCAAACCCGCTCGTCGCAGGGCGTGCGTCGATGGGTTACGACGTCGCCCCGTTCATCGCAGCGACATCCCGCATCAACACGGGAGTTGAGCTGATCGCGAACGACGCTGTCACTACCGTCGCCACCACTGCGGCCCCGGCAGCGAACTCGCGCATCGATGTCATCTGGGTGCGGTCGCAGTTCGTGCAGCACGCCGACGCGAACAACGACGTCGTCTTTGGAGTTACGCAGGGAACGGCTGCCGCTGTCCCGACGAAGCCCGTCATCCCCACCGGTGCGCTCGAGCTGGCAACGGCGACGATCCTCTCGACGACCACCACCACGGCCACGGTCGTAGTCACGCAGACCCACCAGTACACGGCGGCCGCGGGTGGCACTGTCCGCTTCCGCACCGACACCGACGCCCTGGCGTGGGATGCGATCGACGGATCGCGCGCCTACAGCGCTGCGTCGGGCTCGACATTCGCTCGGGTGGGTGGAGCGTGGAGCGTCGCCGACACAGGGTTCCTGATCCCGAGCGCCTCCCAGATCTCCGCTGAGGGCGGTGGCACGATCACCGTCGCCTCCGACGGAACGATCTCGTTCTCCGGGGCGACAGCGATCAACCTCGACGGCATCTTCGACGGCCGTGGCATGGACGCCTACGAGATCATCTTCGACGTCGGACGCGTTGGCTCGACAGGAACCGGCGACTGGCGCGTACAGTACCGCGCGGGCGGCGTGACGAGCACAGCTTCGAACTACGTCACCGACCGTGTGAGCTACCAGAACCAGGGGGCGTCCGGATCGGCGGCCGCGACCGGCTACAGCGATATCCAGGGCTTCGGCATCATCATGCGCGGCAACTCCGCCTCCGCGCGCGACAGCGGAACGATGCGAGTTCACTCCCCGAAGCTGCCGCGCTCGACCGCGCTGATTGCCGATGCGCTGCACCTTGCGGCTGGCGCGGCCTCGACGATCATGCACACCTCGGTCGAGTTCGCCGGGTCGAACTTGTTCGACGGCATCCGGCTCCTCACTGCTGGCGCAGGATCGAGCAACGGCACCCTGCGCATCCGGAAGGTTGCGTGACATGGGCGGTGGACCTGGATACGTGATCCCTGCTCCGTACACGGGCATGTCGACGCGCGATGCGCACCTCAAGCGGCGACCCCCGTCGTCCGAACCGGGCACCGACTACTACATGCCGCGAGGGACGCCCCTGGTAGTCCCGTCGGCCTGCAGGGTTGTCGCCGTCGGCGGAGGCCTCGGACCGGCGACAGGCCGTTTCGTGATGCTCGACAATGGCGCCCGATGGATGCGATTCCTTCACCTCCTCGAGTCTCACGTACGCGTGAACCAGGAGCTTCCCGAGGGGACGGTGTTCGGTCTGTCAGGCGCGTCGGGCTACGGCTCGGAGCACTTCGGTGCGGCGTCGGACACTGACGGCGCGATGATCGCCCGCACGGGGGGACCGCATGTGCACGTTACGGCGTTCCGTGGGCGTGCGTTCACTCTGGGATCCGGCGGGACCGTCGACTTCCACGCACTGACCGGCGGCGCCGTCGCGGGCAACGTGACAGCGAAACCTGAGATCGAGGAAGAGAAGGAAGAAGACATGACTCAACTGATCGGCAACTCGAAGGACGGGTACAAGCTGGTCGACGAGCTCGGCGCTGACAACTGGGCATCGTTCGCATACACGGGTCCGGGGTCGACGTTCGAGGCGAACTGGGAAGCGGTGAACATCCTGGGCGACCGCGTCGACATGGAGGGCGGCTGGGGCCTCGAGACTCTGCGGCACATGGCGAACGCGCGCTGGGATCAGAAGCGCTCGCAGATCGCCGCGGAGGTCATCAAGGGAATCGCGCCTCTGCTGGCCGCGACGGCGTCGGGCGGCGGTCTCACGGAGGAGCGGTTCGCGCAGCTCCTCGAGGAAGGCCTGAACAAGCTGAAGCTGAACGGTCCGCAGATCAGCGAAGCAGATCAGGATGCTCTCGCGGAGGCTGTGCGTCAGAAGTTCCGCGAAGACCCCCTCGCCTGATGCCAGACCTGATGGGGCCGATCGGGGTCGCGCTGGTCGGCGTCATCGGCATCATCGTCGGCGGGCTGCTGCGACTCATCCCCACCAAGGGCAGCGTCGAGAACGCTCGAATCGACCAGCTGCAGGAAGACCTCGCCGCCGAGCGTCAGGAACGCAAGGAATTGTCGGGTCGGGTCGATCTGATGGATCGGAAGCTCGATCACTATCGGAGACGTGACCTCGCGTGGATGCGGCACTACGCGCTCATTCAGCGAGGCGTCGAGGACGGAACGATTCCGCCTTGGCCCGATCTACCCGAGGTTCTGAGAGGTGACTATGAATGAGTCCGACGCAGTTCTGATCGCGGCGACGAAGGAACGACGACGGCTGATTCTGGTCTTCACATCGCTCTTGATCGTGATGTCGTTCACCCTGCTCGCAGGGTGGCTATCGGCCTGGAACGGGCGCGAGGCGTGGCACGAACAGGCGATGACCTGGCAGGACCGGTACATCGAGCTCTATGAGGAGTACACGCTCGCAACGGGTGAGGAGCCCTCAGCGCCGGATCCCGAGAACGTCGCGAGCGAGTCACCTCAGGGGGAGCAGGGCGCGCCCGGTCCTGTCGGACCTTCTGGTCCAGCTGGCAAGGATGGGCGTCCGGGTCTCGACTCGACGGTTCCGGGACCGATCGGTCCTCCCGGCGCGGACTCGACGACTCCCGGCCCGCAAGGATCCACTGGTCCTGCGGGTCGCGACGGACAGGACTCAACGGTCCCCGGCCCGCAAGGTCCGCAAGGGCCGGCAGGCGCAGACGGTCGCGGCATCCAGTCTCTCTTCTGCGACGACACCACCGGCCGCTGGACGGTCACCTATACCGACGCCACGACCGCAGACGCGGGCGTGTGCATGACACCCATCATCGAAGGAGAGATCCCATGAGCACCCCCACCGAGACGCCGAACGTCGTCGTCCAGAACCCCACCGTCCGCAAAACCGCCGGCATCGTCCTTGGTGCCGTCGGTATCGCCCTCGGCACGGTCGTCGTCGTGGACGGGGCGGCACCCGCCTTCGACCTCACTGAGTACACCGGGCCGATCACTGCCGGTTACCTGTACTTGTCGAGCCTGTTCGGTCTGGCGGTCACCGTGCCGAACGTCCCCGCCTCGCCGCGCTCGCTGCTCCGACGAGACCTGCGATGACATTTCCCGAGACATGAACGAACCCCCATCCAGCCTCCGGGCCGGGTGGGGGTTCTTCTGCGTTTCGGCGCTGTCCTGGCAGGATGGCCAGGTGCCCACCTTCGATGTCCGCGCGAACAGCTTCGGATTCCTGCGACTGATGTTCGCCGTGCTCGTGATCGTCTCCCACTCGTGGCCGCTCGGCGGGTTCGGGAAGGATCCGGGGCGTCTAGACAATAACCTCGGGATCTTTGCCGTCGAGGGCTTCTTCGCACTCTCCGGGTTTCTCATCACGATGAGCGGATCCCGGCTGAGCATTGGCCGATTCCTCTGGCACCGGATCCTCCGCATCTTCCCGGCCTACTGGGTGTCCCTCCTGCTCGTGGCGGTCGTGTTCGCGCCGATCATCTGGCGCACCATGCGCGGCCTCACCGAGTACCCGTTCGCATCACCGCCACCGACCGGTTTCATCTTCCTGAACGCACTGCTCTTCCAGAACCAGATCACCATCGGCGACACCCTCACCGGCATCCCCGCCGCGCTCATGTGGAACGGTCCGCTCTACACCCTGCCGATGGAGTTCGCCTGCTACCTGCTCATCGCGGTACTCATGGCCGGCCGCGTCCTCACCGCGCGCATGGTGGCCGTCCTCGCGGCCGCAGCATGGGGGTGGGTGCAGCTCGCCCAGATCGGTGCCCTCGGTGTCTACGATGACCGGCAGGCGAAGTTCACGCTCTGCTTCCTCGTCGGATCGCTCATCTACTTCCTGCGGGAGCGCCTCCTCACACTGAAGCTGTGGCTTCCCCTCGGCGCGCTCGTCATCCTCGTCGTCACGTATCTCACGTGGGGCTTCCACATCTTCGGCATCGTGGCGTTCGCGTACCTGGTGCTGTGGATCGCGTACCACCTCCCGTTCCGCGCCGTTGGACGGCGGCACGACTTCTCCTACGGCCTCTACATCTATGGGTGGCCCGTGCAGCAGATGGCCGCGTACTTCGGAGCGACGCAGCTCGGCATCGTGGCGTACATCCTGATCTCGCTCGCAGGCGCAGCAGTTCTCGCGGTCGCCAGCTGGTACCTGATCGAGTCGCCTGCTCTCAGGTGGAAGAGCGCGGATCCGATGGCGTGGTTCCGCAAGAAGCAGACGGTCAACGCGTAG